GGAAAATTTTGGTGATAAAATTAAAAAAATTATAAAGGATGCTGGATATGATTATAAAGTTAGAGTGTTTCCAAAAAAGGACAAAATTAGAAAAAAGGATGGCAAAAGATTTATTCAAAAATATGACAAGGTTGTTGTTTATGCTGGAAGACATATAAAAAAAATTGCTCAAAAAAGAAGTTTGCGTTTGGTGGCGTGGAAAGAGAATGGAAAATGGACTGGCGATATGAAAGCGGTAAAAACACAAGGTAATAAAGGTGATAAAATATATTTAAGAGATTATCATGATACAACCGAACCGCTCAAATATACAATGTTTAGTGATTTAGATTGGGACGATGATGAAGAATATGCTAAGCAACAACTATTAAAAATTTTAAAAGATTGGAAATTTACTAAAATAAAAGATTAAAGAAATTTATGAAAAAAGGAAAGAAATACCAAATAACAGGACAAATCTTAATCGCTGCTGATGGCTGGGTTAGGGCAAAAAATAAAAAAGAAGCCAAAAGGAAATGGAAAGATTTTTGTTTTATGGAAACGGGTGGTTTAAGCGTATTGGATGTTGAAATAAACGAGGTAATCACTCCTTCTAATCATAAGTATTATAATAGAAAGGATGTCCCAAGTGATGAGAAATTTGACCGAGCACCTGATGAAAGTAGTATTACTTTTAATTATTGGAACTAAACTAACTAAAACTTATGAAAGAAGAAAAGGAAATTAAAAAGTGTAAACATTTAAGAAATCATAGAAAAATGGTGAAATTAGAACGAGATAAATTATATCAAGAAGTGATAGAAGCATTACAAAAATCACAGGATATAATGTATCCAATAGAAACAATTAAATGGGCAACGACAAGATTTATTAACTCATTAAGAAAAAATCCAAATAACTAACTAAAACTTATGAATAAAGAAAAGAAAAAATTTAAAATGACGCCAAAGTTAAGAGTTCTATATGAAACTTTAGTGGTATTAGAGGAGGCAAAGAAGATTGTTTCAAAACCATATGGTATTTTTAGAAGAAGAGTTGACACCAAAGCACTAATTGAAGTTTTTAATTTATATGCTAAAGCAAAGGCAGATTTTTGGAATGATATTTTAAAAGAATATCCTGAATTAGAAGGTAAGGATATAATGGCTAATTTTAAGGAAATAATCCCAAAAAACTAACTAAAACTTATGAAAAAAAAGAAAACAATAGCTAAAATAGCATATGTCAGCCCTTTTTACTTTTTGGGGGATATATTTATTGATAAAAGGCGACATAACAAACGGTCTTTTGGCAATGATTTTAGGAGAATTAATTGATTATAAATAAAACTATGAAAAAATTCATCACAAATCCGCTATTAGAAAAAGCTCTCTCCCAACAAAAACAAGAAATAGAACAAGACCTCCAAACCGTTATTACTCTGCTTGAAAGCACTACTGATAGACAAAAAATAGCGAATTATATTAAGAAATATTTATTAACTAAATAAAGAAAAATGAAAATAGGGAAAATTAAAAATAACTAACTAAAACTATGAAAATTTTTCACAAACATAAATTTCAAAAAGATGAAAAAAGAGGAATACTTTGGTGCGAATGCGGAAAAATAAAAATTCTTCCCAAAGAGAAATGTAATCATAAATGGGAAATCCAAAATTCTACAGAAGTAATTGAAATAAATAAATTAACAAATGCTAAAAATCAATTTACAATTCAAGTTTTGATTTGTAAAAATTGTGGAGATATAAAATTTCTTAACTTAACAAAAGGAGAAGAAATAAAAAATGAAAATATTATACTATAAAAACTATGAAAAAATTCATCACAAAAAAAGAAGCAAAAGAAGTTTGGGAAAAAATAAAAGATAATAAATTCTTAAGGCTTCATTTCCCGACTTTTAAGTATTATTGGAAAGATTGCCAAAGGATAAACAATTTACCAGAAAAAGAATGGGAAGAAATGTATAAAAAGAATTTAGACAAAATAAATAACCTTTAACTAAAACTATGAAAAAAATAAAACAAGAAATATACGAATTTGAAAAATTAACAAAAAAAGAAAGATTAAAAATGCCTTTTACTAACAGGTTAGATATTTTGAAAAAGGAAATTATAAATAAAGTTGTTTTTATTCCAATAAGAAAAAAAATAAATGGATATGGAGGTAGTGCGGTTTTTGTTGAAAGCAGATTAGGTTGGGATAGATTAAATGATTATGATTGCTTTAAATTTTTTATATCTGATGAAAGTAAATATAAAGATAACAAATACATACGAGGCGATTTTCAATATGGCGGTGTGGTTTTCTTTTTAGAGAATGGAAGTTTAAGCAGTTTTCCGAATGAATTTATTAAAGGCAAGTATTAAATTAATATTTAATAAACAAGAATCTCTAGTTATTTATGGGTTTTCTTTCTTGTGGCTTCCCAGCTATATAACTAGAGATTTTTGTTTATTAAAATTATAAAACAAGAACAATTAAAAGAAATATGGTTAAAATAAACTTGACAAGGTTTCTAAAAAAGTTATACTAAAAGATAATAATAATTTAAATTTAGCAAATAAACAATATCTCTCGCTACTATCCGCCTACTTTTTAGCGAGAGAGGCGGATTTTTTTATAAAATATAATTAAAAAGGTTAAAAAGGAAATTATTATATTGGGGGTATAGTTCAACGGTTAGAATAATGGTCTCCAAAACCATTGATCCTTGTTCGAATCAGGGTGCCTCTGCCAGAAAATTAAATTACCAGAGACGGTAAAGAAGCAATACAAACAGCAATTAAAGAAAAAGAATACCTATTAAAAATAAAAAAAATCAATAAAAGAAATATGGTTAAAATAAACTTGACAAGGTTTGAGGATTTGATATACTGAAAATATGAACAAAACAATAAATCAACAATTTAATATAATTTTTGGTAAAAAAAACAAGCAAATTTTAGGTTTTTATTGTACCTGTTCAGTTTGCTTGTTTTTTTTGTTAAGAATTATAGCTTATTAAATAATTAAAAATATGAAATACTTTATTTTAATAAATCAACAAGTTTTATCAGAAACAGAATTAGATATTATTGATGGAGCAATTTTAGATTATATTTATTTTTATTGTAGTAGCCAAAATGAAAAAATAAAAAAACAAAGGATAATTGATAAAAATGAAATATGGACTTGGATTGATTATTCTACTTTATTAGCAGATATGCCAATGTTGAAATTAAAGAGTAGAGGAATTTTAACATTAAGAATAAATAAAATAGAACAGGCTGGATACATTAAAACAAAGCGATTTCAACATATGAAAAAATACTTTCAAATAACTGCTAAATTTGATGAGCTATCCATTCAAATGAATAGGGCTATTCATTCTGATAAACAGGGCTATTCACCAGACAGAATAGCCCCTATTCAATCTCGTGAACCAATAAAGATTAAAAATAATAAAGATATTGATAAAAAAGAAAACTTGTTTAATAAAAGTCGTGTATCACCACAGAAGCAAAACAATACTAATAATAAGAAGAATGTCAGCAAAGCTGACACTCTCTCTGAAAAATCTTTAATTCATAAACAAGTAGTTTCTCTCTTTGATTTTTATAAAGCACTCTTTATTAAAAGAATATCTTCTACTCCGCCGATTTTTGACTGGGCTATTTGTGAGCGAAATGCTAAACCTTTTATTAAACAATTTGGATTAGAAAGAACAAAAAGATTTGTAAATTATTATCTTTCAAGTCCAAAAAATAAATCAGATAGAGAAAAATTTGAAAATTGTTCGTGGTCATTAAGATGTTTTTTGACAGCGGATACTTTTCATAGAATTTCAATTAAAGTAAAATAAATTATTATGAAGTTTCCAAAAGATTATCAATTTATAAGCAGTGTTGAAAAATTATCAAAAGTTGCCCAATTATACATTCCAAGCAACAATGTTTTTCCTATTAGTATAAAAGAATTTGACAAAGCAATGGATAAAGGATTACGAGAAGGGGAGTTAATAATTATTTCAGGACAAACAGGACACGGGAAAACATTATTTTCGCAAATAATAGCACAAAATTATCATAAAATCGGCGTTCCATCGCTTTTCTTTTCTTATGAAATGAATCCATATTATCTTAATCAAAAATTTATTCGAATGGGAGCAACTCCTGATTTGCTTGTATATTCTCCGTTAGAATTATTAGATAATAAATTAAATTTTATTGAGGAACAAATTATTGTCGCAAAAAAAGAGGCGTGTAAAATTGTTATAATAGACCATTTACATTATCTTATACAATTACAAGAGGTTAAAAATAGTTCGTTAGTTATTGGCGGAATAGTAAGAAAATTAAAACAATTAGCGATTAAACATAATATAATTATGATTTTAATTGCTCATACCAAAAAGATTTATCAAGATGAGCGATTAGATTTATCATCTATTCGGGATAGTTCGCTTATTTCGCAAGAAGCAGATTATGTATTTTTAGTAGAAAGATTAAAAAAAGACAAAAAATTAATGGAGCAAAATGAGCCAACAGAATGGACTAATCAAACTCGTATAACATTAGCCAAAAATAGACGCACAGGTGAAAATAGAATTTTGATTTTTGATTATAAAAATGGGACGCTTATTCCTGTATCACAAAACAAGGAAATAAATGTAAAAACATTAGAATTATGAAAAATTTTAAAGAAATAATTGAAAAAACAAAAAATATGTTTCAAGAAGAAATAAAAATTGACGGGAACTATAAAGAACCTGTAAGCCGTTTGTGGTATTTTGATAATCTTAAAAAGTTGTTAGGTGTTATAAAACAATTACACGATAGTCCTTTTATAGAGGAACAAGATCGCAAAGATATTGCTATTAAATTAAAGGTTGTTCAGAGAAAGATTGATGAATATAAAGTTTATAATAAAATACAAACCTGATAAATGATTAAAATTGATTATATTAAACATAATATCAACCAACTTACGAAATAATAAATGCCCCGTTTTTATCGTAAGTTGGACGGGGCATTTATTATAGAAAATATTATAAAAAATGAAGATTAGGAAATCCAATTATGAAATTTCAGGAACAGCCCTGTGGATAAATAGGGGTTGACAAGGTTTGAGGATTTGATATACTGAAAATGAAATAAAAAAATATAAGCGAGAAAACTGGAAAAAATATAAAATCAATTAAAAAAATTATGAGAAAAGAAACAATTAAAATACGTGAAAATTTAATTTGTGATTTATGGAAAAAAGAAAAAAGCAGGTTAGCAATGGTTGATATCGCAGAAATTTTTGGGGTTAGCACAGCGAATGTATATAGAATTTTGAGAAAGGAATATAATAAAAAAAATTATGTTTTATGGGATCGCTCTGATTAGAGTATTTTGACGAAAAATAAAGGTCGAAAAAATATAACAAAAAAATAAATAAAATTAAAATATGACTAATAAAGAAAGAGAAAATATAATAAGGGTATGTGGGGTAGAATATAAATATAGGGATATTCCAGCTTATATCCGCAGAAGAGATAATTATTCTTACAAAGAATGGAAAGAATGTGCAGAGAGAATTTTACAAGTAAATATATTACAAGAATTGCGAAAAATGAAATACATATTTAATGAAGTTTTTGAAGAAGAAAAAGAAGATATTTTTTCAGAAGAAAATCCGATTGGCGGGACAATAGATAATTACGATATAGAAAGAGAAAAAGAAATATTATATTAAATGGTCGTAGGCAATAGGATTTCAGTTTTATGGGACGACCATTTTTCTGGAATTCTATTGCCTTTCATACATAACAAATAAAATGAAAAAAGAAATAATAAAAAAAGAAGAAAAAGTAGCAGCAATAAAATCTGATATATCTATAAATACTTTTATTTTGCAAGCAATAAAAGAAAAATTGCCTATTGAAGTAATGGAAAGGTTTTTTGCTCTTCGGGAAAAAATAAAACAGGAACAAGCAAAAGAAATATACATAGAAGCATTAGCTAAATTTCAAGGTGAATGTCCTGTTATTAAGAAAACTAAAAAAGTGCTGAATAAAGATGGGATAACAATAAGATATGAATATGCTCCTATTGACGCAATCGTTGCCCAGATAAAAAAACCGCTTGCTGAAAATGGTTTTGCTTATACTTGGACAACAGAAAATACAAATGGAGAGGTTAAAGCCACAGTTAAAGTAACTCACAAAATGGGTCATTCAGAGACAAGTTCATTTGTTGTGCCAGTAGATCAAGAAGGGTTTATGACTGCTCCGCAGAAAATTGCTTCTGCTCTTACTTTTGCTAAAAGATATTCTCTTTGTAACGCTTTAGGAATTTCCACAGGCGATGAAGATGACGATAGTCTTAGTGTTTCAAAGCAAGATGAATCTAAATCAATCAAAGCTCAAATTTTATTTCTATTAAGAAATTTAGGACAAGAAGCAAATACAAGAGAGCAAATACAAAAGACAGTTAAAAGACTTACGCAATTAGATCTGGTTGATAAGAATTTTGTTGAAATAAAAAATCGTTTGAAAATATTAGTATCTGAAAAATAAAATATGTGGTTAAGAATGAGGTTGCTCTTTATAAAGAGTGCCGCAGATTAACACATAAAAAACATTAAAACAATATCTTTCAAAAATGAAGAAGAATGGTTGTTCAATCGTAGAGGCAAGATAACGGGTACTCGCTTAAAAGATTTAATAAATAAAAGAAGCACAAAACCTAAAATCGGGTATTATGAACTAATTGCTGAACGCATCGCTATCCCCGCCAGTAACGAGAATAGAATTGATAGGGGCAAACGATTAGAGGAATACGCAATAGAAAGATTTGAGCAAGAAACAGGAAAAAAAGTAGATAGCAGTTTAATAATATGGACAAGAGATGATGACGAGAACATTGCAATTAGTCCGGACGGAGCAATTGGCAAAACAGAAGCGGTAGAAGTTAAATGTCTTTCATCTGCTCGGCATATTGAAGCATATCTTACACAAGAAATTCCAACAGAATACGAAGCTCAAAAATGTCAATATTTTATAGTAAATGATAAACTTAAAACACTATATTTTGTCTTTTTTGACCCGAGAATGCCAAAAGATTTTTTCTACTTTACAATTCACCGCAAAGATGTGCAGGAAAAAGTAGATGAGTATCTTGAGCTGGAAAGACGAGTTTTAGAACAATTAAAAGAATTGGAAAAAACATTTACTTTTTAAAATTATGAAAATTATAAATAAAAAAACGAATACTATTATTACTGATGTTGGAGAATTAGGGGCAAATCGTGCTGTTCATTCCTTAGCGGTATATAACGGCAAACTCTATGGCGGTGGGACTGGGTTATTTGGCAAGGTATATCGCTACGAAGGCGGGACAATTTGGATGGATGTTGGAAGGTTAGGAACGAGTTTTTATGTTCATTCCTTAGCGGTATATAACGGCAAACTCTATGCTGGAACTGGGGTGTCAGGCAAAGTATATCGCTACGAAGGCGGGAAAATTTGGAAAGAGGTGGGAAGATTAAGGGAAAATACCGATATTTATTCTTTAGCTGTATATAACGGCAAACTCTATGCTGGAACATATGGTAAGAGCAAAGTCTATCGCTACGAAGGCGGAACAATTTGGAAAGAGGTTGTGAGATTTAGTTTAGGTTTTGGTGTTTATTTTTTAACAGTGTATAACAACAAACTCTATGCTGGGGCTGGAGTTTTTGGCAAAGTATATCGCTACGAAGGTGGAACAACTTGGACGAATGTTGGTCAGTTAGGTTTAGAATTCAGTGTAGAAGCTTTAACAGTATATAAATATAACGGCAAACTCTATGCTGGGACATATGGCAAGGGTAAAGTCTATCGCTATGAAGGTGGGACAATTTGGAAAGAGGTTGGTAAATTGGGCTCGAATTCTTCTTATATAGCTTCTTTAGCTGTATATAACAACAGGCTCTATGCTGGAACTGATGATTTAGGTAAAGTATATCGTTACGAAGGGGGAAAAACTTGGAAAGAGGTTGGAAAATTGGGGGCAAGTTCTTATGTGTATTCCTTAGCTGTGTATAACGGCAAACTCTATGCTGGGACTAATTTAGGCAAAGTTTATTCTATACAAGAAACAATTTAAAATTATGCAAAAACAAAATAAAATTATGCAAAAACAATTAGTAGCAATCAACCCACAAGAGTTTGGACTTAAAAAAACAGAAGCTCAAAAGATTGAAGCAGTCTTTACGCCAATGTTGCAAAAAATGGTGGAGTTAGAAAAAGATTATAATGCGATTATTAAATTACCAATCAATACTAATTCAATCCAAAAAGCTCGGGAATTGCGTTTAAAATATGTCAAAGTTAGAACTGGAACAGACGAAATACACAAAAAAGCAAAGGCGTATTATTTGGCAGGAGGACGTTTTGTTGACGCTTGGCGAAATGCTCAAAAATTTTCCGCTATTGGTAAAGAAGCAGAATTGCAAAAAATAGAGAAACATTTTGAATTGATAGAAGAAGCCAAAAAAGAAAAAATCAACGCAGAGCGAATTGCAAAATTACAGCCTTATGTTGAAGATGTAAAAATGTATAATCTCAAAGAAATGAGCGATAAAGGATTTAATAATCTTTTAAATTCTTCTAAAATTGCCTTTGAAGCTCAACAAGAAGCCGAAAAGAAAGCGGAGCAAGAGCGTATAGCACAAGAGAAAGCAGAGCGAGCAGAACAAGAGCGGATTAAGAAAGAAAATATAAGACTTAAAGCCGAAATTCAAGAGAAAGAAGCCGCGCGAGAAAAGGAAAGAATTGCAAAAGAAAAAATCCAAGCAGAAATTGCGCAAAAACAGGCAGAAATTGACCGAAAAGAAAAAGAACAAAAACAATTAAAAAAGAAAAAAGAGTTCGCTGAATTTTTAGCAAAAAATGGATATACTACCAAAAACAAGGAAAATTTCATTATCAAAGAAAGGGAAGGAAAATATTTATTATTCAAAAAAATAGCTGAATTTTAAATTTATGAAAATTATAAATAAAAAAACGAATATTATTATCACTGAGGTTGGAAGATTAGGGGAAAATCGTGCTGTTCATTCTTTAGTTGTATATAACGATAAATTATATGCTGGAACTGGGTTATCTGGCAAGGTTTACCGCTATGACGGCGGAAAACCTTGGACTGATATTGGAAGGTTAGGGGAAATAGGGGAAAATCCCGCTGTGTATTCCTTAGCGGTATATAACGGCAAACTTTATGCTGGGACTGGGTTATTTGGCAAAGTCTTTCGTTACGAAGGCGAGACAATTTGGACTGAGGTTGGTCAGTTAGGTTTAGAAGAATTCAGTGTAGAAGCTTTAACAGTATATAACGGCAAATTATATGCTGGGACATATGGCAAGGGCAGAGTCTATCGCTATGAAGGTGGGACAATTTGGGAAGAGGTTGGAATATTAGGCTCGTCGAATTATTATGTGGCTTCCTTAGCTGTATATAACAACAGGCTCTATGCTGGAACTGGGTTATCAGGTAAAGTATATCGTTATGAAGGGGGAAAAACTTGGAAAGAGGTTGGAAGGTTAGGAACGAGTCTTTATGCGCATTCCTTAGTTGTATATAACGGTAAATTATATGCTGGGACATATGGCAAGGGCAAAGTCTATCGCTATGAAGGCGGGATAATTTGGGAAGAAGTGGGAAGATTAAGGGAAAATACCGATATTTATTCTTTAGCTGTGTATAACGGCAAACTCTATGCTGGAACTGATTCAGGCAGAGTCTATCGCTACAAAGGTGGGAAAACTTGGAAAGAAGTTGGAATATTAGGGGTGAATACCGATGTGCATTCTTTAGTAGTATATAACAACAGGCTCTATGCTGGGGCTGGGGGTTTTTTAGGCAAAGTTTATTCTATACAAGAAATAACTAAAAAAAAGGATATTCAAAGGATATTCTAAGAATATGAAAAAATATTATATTGCTGCTACTGTTCAATTAGTTATTCAAGCAAATAGCGTAAAAGAAGCAAAACAAAAAGCGCAAAATAAATTTTCTAAATATGATGATGTGGTTATAAATATAATGAATAAAAAGAGAACAAACAGGCAAAATAAGGCTTTACATTTATGGTTTACTCTGTTAGCAAGAGCCTTGAATGAATCAGGATTTTATATGAATAAAATAATTAAGTTAAACGCAGAAGTAATATGGACGCCATATTTGATTAAAGAAGTTTTATGGAAACCTTTACAAAAAGCGATGTTTAATAAAAAAAGCACAAAAAATTTAGATAAAATGCAGGAAATTGATAAAATATATGATGTTATTAACAAAGTAATAATAGAAAGAACAGGAGGGGAAGTGTCAATTCCTTTTCCTAAAAAAAAGGAAAATTTATTATTAGAACAAATTTAAAATTATGAAAAAAGAAAATAAAAAAACAAATATTATTATCACTGAGGTTGGAGAATTAGGGGAAAATGCCGATGTTCATTGTTTAGCTGTGTATAACGGCAAACTCTATGGCGGGACAAAGTTTTTTTTAGGTAAAATCTTTCGTTATGAGGGTGGAACAACTTGGAAAGAGGTTGGAAAATTGGGGGCAAGTTCTTATGTGTATTCCTTAGCTGTGTATAACGGCAAACTCTATGCTGGAACTGATGATTTTGGCAAGGTCTACCGCTACGAAGGCGGGAAAACTTGGACTAATGTTGGTCAGTTAGGTTTAGGAGAATTCGGTGTAGAAGCTTTAACAGTATATAACGGCAAATTATATGCTGGGGCACATGGTAAGGGCAGAGTCTATCGTTATGAGGGTGGAACAACTTGGAAAGAGGTTGGAAGATTAGAGGTAAGTTCTTATGTTTATTCTTTAACGGTATATAACAACAGGCTTTATGCTGGGACTGGGGATTTTGGCAAGGTCTACCGCTACTACGAGGGTGGAACAACTTGGGAAGAGGTTGGAAAATTAGGCTTAGAATTCAGTGTAGAAGCTTTAACAGTATATAACGGCAAATTATATGCTGGGACATATGGCAAGGGCAAAGTTTTTCGTTATGAGGGTGGAACAACTTGGAAAGAGGTTGGAACAACTTGGGAAAAGGTTGGAAAAATTGACTTAGGTTTTACTATTTATTCCTTAGCGGTATATAACGGCAAACTCTATGCTGGGTTTGGGAATCCTAGTAGGGTATATCGCTACGAAGGGGGAACAATTTGGACTGAGGTTGGAAGATTAGAGGTAAGTTCTTATGTTTATTCTTTAACGGTATATAACAACAGGCTTTATGCTGGAACTAATTTAGGTAAAGTTTATTCTATACAAGAAACAATTTAAATTTATGAAAAAAGAAAATAAAAAAACGAATATTGCTATTTTAAGTAATAAAGAGTATAATATAGATGTATAAAAAGATTGTATATAGTTATGAAAAAATCAATAAATAAAATATCTAAAGAAATTTATGAAAAACGCACGCAAATTCTTGATGATTTTTCTAAAGCATATACTGCTATTATAGATAATAATTATTTTGAAAAGAAAGGAAAAATAGAAACTGGAAAATTGGAGTTAGTAGAATGGAAAAAATCTCCAACTGAAACAATTTATTCGTTTAAATTAAAAAAAGGTAAAATGAAAGAAAAACAAAAAAAGAGTTTTACAACAACTATTTTAAATTATGAATTTAAGTTATAAAAAAAAGCGATAGCGAAATATTTTTAATGGTAATTTGGCTTGTTAAAAAATAATCTCTTAAAAATAAAACTATTTATAAAAATAAAAAATGTTCCTTAATATCAAGGAATGTTTTTAAATTAGGAAAAGGGTTGATAGATTTTTTTATTTAATGTATAATAGTTAAATGATATTGTAAAACAATATTGTAATATAACGCAAATGATAATTTTTAATAAAAATGAAATCAAAAGAGTTTTTAGAATTTATTGTTAAAAAAATAGTAAAATATCCTAATGAAATAAAAATAATAGAGAGTATAGATGATCGTGGCATATTTTTACAACTTCAAGTAAGCAAGCAAGATATGGGAATAATTATAGGACGACGAGGAGAGCATGCTGAAGCAATTAAGTTAATTGTTAAGTTATTTGCGTTTATTCAGAAAGAGAAAATTCAAATAAAAATAATTGAGCCAAAAAGATAATTATGGGGAAAGAGGCAAAAACAAAATTAACAACAAAACAAAAGGTATTTTGTGAATTATATGCTACTTCGGAAGAATTTTTTTGCAATGGAGTTCAAAGTTACATTAAAGCATATAAAATCAAGAAAAAGGGAAACTGGTATAATAACGCAAAAACAAGCGCTTATGAATTACTTACTAAACCTTACATTTTAAAATATATTGATAAATTATTAAATTTAAGAGGATTAAACGACTCGTTTGTAGATAAACAATTAGAATTATTGATAACGCAAAACGCAGACCTCAAAAGTAAATTGGGAGCAGTTAAAGAATATAATCGACTAAAATTAAGGATAACTAAACAGCTTGACTTAACAAGCAAAGGCGAGCCAATAAGACTTTTTGATTTTACAAAAAATAAAAAGAAAAATGGATAATGTAATTGGAATTACAACAGCAACTAAAAAAATAAGAGCAATGACTAAAAGAATAAGAGCATTGCCTGGGGGAACAAGCAGCAGTAAGACATATAGTGTTATTCTTATTCTTATTGATTTAGCTTTACGAGATAAAAAACCAACAATAACCAGTATAGTTTCAGAGAGTTTCCCGCATCTTAGAAGAGGAGCAATGAGAGATTTTTTAGTCATAATGAAGGGATTAAATTTATATAAAAAAAAAATTGGAATAAAACAGGCACATATACCTTTGATAATGGCAGTATTATAGAGTTTTTTTCAGTTGACCAAGAAACAAAAGTAAGAGGAGCAAGGCGAGACAGATTATTTATCAATGAAGCTAACAATATAAAGTTTAATGCGTTTGAGCAATTAGAAGTAAGAACCAAAGATTTAGTATATCTCGACTGGAACCCAAGTTCAGAATTTTGGTATTACACAGAATTAAATCAAAGAGACGATGTTGAGGAATTAGTAACAACTTATTTAGACAATGAAGCATTAAGCGATGAAATAATAGCCAGTATAGAGCAACGCAAACACAGAAAAAATTGGTGGAAAGTATATGGGTTAGGGCAATTAGGAGAAGTAGAAGGCAAAATATATACTAACTGGAAAATAATTGATGAAATACCGCACGAAGCGAGGTTAGAGCGATACGGATTAGATTTTGGCTTTACAAATAGTCCAACAGCGATTGTGGCAATATATTATTACAATGGGGGCTATATTGTAGATGAAATATTTTATAGAAAAGGAGTATTAAATAAAGAAATAGCAGATACATTGTTGGCGGTTGATGAAGCATTAGTTATAGCAGATAGCGCCAACCCTCAAAACATTGAAGAAATTAAATTATATGGAGTAAATATTATTGGAGCAAATAAAAAAGGGAAAGATAGTGTTCTTAACGGGATAAACTATGTTCAGGAGCAGAAAATATCAGTAACTAAAAGAAGCATAAATGTAATTAAAGAATACAGAAATTATTTGTGGAAAGTTGATAAAAATGGTAATGTGTTGAATGAGCCAGAACACGAATTTTCACACTCAATGGACGCTATAAGATACGCATTAGTTGGAATAATGCCAAACATAAAATCTCAACAACAGAGAATAGGAATAAAAAGGGATTTTGACCCGTATGACTAAAAAAATACAAATCTTAAAAAAAATAAAATATAAAGGAATACCAATTTATATCAGGCGTCTTGATACAAGGTTTGAATTTTTATTAACATATAACAACGAAATTTATTTTCATTACATAGATATAAAACCTGAATGGCATAGACGATTTAGAAAAGAATTATACACAAAAAAACAAATTCATAATATAATTCAAATATTATACAAAATAGCGGAAACAACAATTAAAAAACTTAATGTCAAAAAATAATCTAAAAAAGGATTATGAAGAAAATGTTAGCAACGAAGAAAAAAGAATAATTGATCAAGTTAATAGTGAATTTATTTTATCTTATGACGCAATTGAAAGTAAAAGAGCTAAAAATTTAAAACGCTTGAAACTTTATAATAATCAAAAAAGAGATGAAAAGAAGGTAGGCGATCCATTGCTTTTTGCTGTGTTTCAAACAGTTTTTGCGTCTTTATACAATGACAGAATAATCGGTGTGTTTAACGGACGAGAAGAGGGAGATGAAGAGACAGCTGAAAATTTAAACTCTCTTGCTGAATATGATTATTCTATTATGGAAAAAGACCAACTAGATTATGAATGGGATTGGGATACTTGTTTTTTTGGTAGAGGGTTATTGTTGCTTAATGAGTTTGACAGAAGAAAAAATATGGCTCCTGTTGGTGAAGTAATTGATCCTATGACTTTTATTCGTGATCCACGAGCTACTTCCGTTAATGGAAACCAAAAAGGTTTTGGGGGAGCTCGTTTTTTTGGTCGTGAAATTTGTTTGACAATGTCAGAACTTCAAAGCAATAAATCATATTTTAATTTAGATAAATTACAAAAAGATAAAGATCTTCAAAAAAGCCTTACAAACGAAGCGAGAAAAGCGAGGCAAGAAGCGCAAGGGATACAATCAACCGATAAAAAAGAAGAAGCGTTAGAAGAAAATTATGAATATAATCTTCTTGAATGGTACACAACTATTAAAGGGAAAAAGTATATTATTACTCTCGGCAATAATAGAACATTACTAATTCGTCGTCAAAAATTAAAACAACAAGATAAATGGGCGATTATTGATAGAGCATTATTCCCTATTTCTCACGATTGGGACGGAGTAAATATTCCAGATTTAATTGAGGATAAACAAAGAGCAAAAGCAGTAATGATAAACTTAGGTATGGAAAGCGCAAAAGCGGATTTATATCCAATGTATATTTTTGATAAAACAAAAATTAGAAACTCTAACGATTTAAATTTTGAATTTAACAAGATGATACCTGTTCAAGGTGATGTTAATAATGCTATTCAACCAATTCAGAAATCAGTATTTCATCAGCAAGTTAATTTAATACTTAATATTCTTGATGCTGCCGCCCAAAGAGCGGTAGCCGCGCCAGAGATAGCTCAAGGTGTTCAACCGAAAAAAACACGCACATTAGGCGAAAATGAAATGGTAGGAGCAGGAGCGATAAACAGACATTCTCTTGGAGCAAGAATTTTCAGCTGGTCTGAAAAAAAGTTTTGGCGTCAATGGTATTTTTTATATAAGACAAATTTTAAGGAAGATATTGATGAAAAACTTATTAGATTACAAGGACCGCTTGGACCAATATGGAAAACATTTACAAGAGAAAATTTGATTTCAAGCATTGATCCTGATGTTACAGTTGAGATTGCTTCAATAATGGAATTGAAAAAACAAAAAGAATATCAAGAATTTTCAACATTTGCTCAAATAGCAATTCAAGATCCACAAGTAAACCGACGATATATTCTTCGCAAACTTGCTCAAATCAATGGATTGAAAAAAGCTCAAATAGCTATGATGTTTCCGCCGTCATTAGATGAAATGAGAGCAGAAGACGAAAACCAAGTTATTAACGAAAATAAATTGCCAAAAATAAATTTTAATGATGATGATATTGTTCATATTGAAATACACAATAAAGCAAAAGATGTAAAAGCAAAAATTGCGCACATAGAAGCGCACAAAATTATGCTTATGAAGAAAAGAGAAAACGCTTTATTATTCCAGCAACAGCAACAGGAACAGGAACAGCAGTCATTAAATCAAAAGACAATGAATAGTTTTTCTCCTATACGACAACCACAACAATCGCCGCAGCAATCGCAACCGCAACAGTTAACAAATCAACCTCAACAAAACTCTCAGCCTTTTTAATATGAGTAAACTTGACATTAGTTTATAATTTGTTATCATTACTATAATAATGAAAAAAAATGATATTATAAATTATTTAGTAGCATTAAAGAAAAGCGAAGGTTGGAAAATACTTGTTAAAATTTTAGATTTAAATATAGAGGAAATTGATAAGAAATTACACGGAATTAAAGAATTAGAAAATAATGAAACAATAGAAATTTTACAAAATCAATGGGCAGACCGCAAGCAATTAAAAGAATTGCCTGAAATGCTTATAAACGAATATAAAGACAAAGAAGTTAGTCCGATAAATCTTGACCCATATTCATAGAATTAACAATTAAATAAAAAAAAAGAAAATGACGAATTGGGAAATTAACTATTTCCCATAGACCAGAAATTACAGCCCTATGACAAATAGTTAACTTCCTTATTGGAAGTTTTTTTTTATACCAACCGCAAGGTTGAGTATTGCCATAGTATTTTGTGATCACCATACACAATATAACGCTATGAGTAATGAAAATATGGTAGATAATACCAATCTTTTTGAAACCAATTCTTCTGAAGAAAATGAGGAAAAGGTTGATGAAAAGGTTGAGGAAGGGATTGAGGAAAATCAATCCGAAGAAGAGGAAATTGTTGAAGAAGAGCCAATACCAAGAAAAAGCGCAAAAGATTATATCATAGAGAGGAAAAATAAGAAAATAGAAAAACTTCAACAAGAACAGCAACGATATCAAGATGAAGAAAATAATTATCTTGATGAGAATAGCAAAACTGCTATTCAAAAAGAAGTAGAGGATAAAATAGACCCTATACTTCAAACGGTAAAGAAGCAAGCCGATGAGCAAGAATTGCAAAGTGTATTTTCTAAATATCCTGATGCTGAAAAAATGGAGAAAAGAATAAGAAAATATATGGAGCACCCTGCTTATGCGTCAGCTTCTGTAGAAATGATTTATTTGGCATTAAAAGCCAAACAAATGTTACTACAAAAAAAGAGAGACGAAGCAAATATAGACGCTGATAAGAATAAAACAGGTGGACGCAGTTTAAGAAAACTCGCAAAAAATAAAGATGATATTCCCGATGTGTCTAATATGAGTGATGAGGAATTTGATGATTTAGTTTTAGAGGTTAAGGCAAGACAATAATAATAATATAATAATAATAATAATAATAATAATTGTGTATGGTGAGTATATTTTTAAGTATAAAAAATATATATTTTCATTCACATAATAAAATAAAATGGCAAATACAACTACAGAAGAAATACCTGCCGCTGTAAATAATTATTACGATAGAACACTTTTAAGAAAAGCTGTTGGTTTGTTTATTCATACAAAATGGGCTCAGATAAGAAATATTCCACAAAATAACACTGATACTATAAAATTTCGTAAATATACTCTTTTGAGCGCTGTAACAACACCATTAACCGAAGGTGTAACCCCAACAGGTAGTCAGTTATCAATAACCGATATCACTGCGACAGTTTTATCGTATGGCGATTACGTAACCCTCACTGATAAATTGATGTTGACTACTTTAGACCCAGTATTAACAGAAACTGCTGAAATATTAGGTATTCAATACGCTGATAGTATTGACCAGTTATGTAGGGATATAATGGTTGCTGGGACTACAGTTCAGTATCCTTCAACAGCAACAGCGAGAGATGAAATAACCTCGTCAATGAAGATAAGTAAAGCAGAAATTCAGGAAGCTGTAAAAACATTAACAAATAATAAAGCAAAAAAAATAACTTCTCAAGTTGACCCAAGCACAGGATTTAACACAAGTCCTGTTTCCGCCGCTTATATCGGTATTGTTCACCCTAATACCACTTATGACTTAAAGAATATTCCTGGATTTATTAGAGTGCAAGAATATGGACAGAAGAAAGCAATGGAAGGAGAAGTTGGAAGTTTGGACGAAGTAAGGTTTATTGAAACTACTAACTCAAAAGTGTTTTCGTCTGCTGGGGCAGGAGGTATTGATGTATATGGAACTATTATATTAGGAGCGGACGCTTATGGCACAATCAGAATTTCTGGAAAAGCGGTTGAGAATATTATTAAGCCTTTTGGTTCTGCTGGTGCCGCCGACCCATTAAACCAGAGACAAACATCAGGATGGAAAGCAAGTTTTGTGGCAAAGATTTTGAACCAAGATTGGCTTTTAAGGCTCGAACACGCTGTGAGCTAAAATATTATTTAATTAATAGAGAGCAGAGTTTTTTTGCTTTCTAAAAAAATATGACTAATCAAAAAGAAACAAAAAAAGAAGAAGAAACAAAGAAAGAAGAAGAAACAAAAAAAGAAGAAGAAACAAAAAAGAAGAATAAACAAAGAAAGAAGAATAAACAAAGAAAGAAGAATAAACAAAGAAAGAAGAAGAAAGAAGAAACAAAGAAAGAAGAAGAAACAAAGAAAGAAGAAGAAACAAAGAAAGAAGAAGAAACAAAGAAAGAAGAAGAAGAAACTTTTAGATTACCTTATGGCGTAAGTGATACTAGAGTTGCGAAAGGAAGTAAAGCAGAAATTATGAAGGCTAAACTTCTTAAACAACCAAGAGTATCTATTATGATACCATTGGAAAGTAAAGAAAACTTTGGGGCTACCGAAAGCGTAATTCTTAATGGCTATCGTCTTAATATTAAGAAGGGAGTGTATGTTGAAGTTCCAAAACAAGTTGCTGAAATTGTTATGGACGCTCAACGTCAAACAAGAATTGCTGAAAACGAATTATTAAAGCGACAAGACGGCAGTCCTATGAGGATTGACGGAAATAATATTCCTGAAGCTTTACAAAGGTAATATTACAACAACAAGGATAATGTCAAAAATCCTTGAATACAATGTAATAATTTATTATTTCAAAAAATAATAAATACAATAAATAAAATGGCAATCACAGAAACAATAAATAAACCTTTAATATTAACCAGAATGGCAACAATTTCATACAAAGACACTGGGACTGTTGCGGCTCGTAAATTTACAATTGGATTTAAGCCAAGATATGTCAAAGTAGTGAACGAGACAGATCGTATTCAAGAAGAATGGTTTGAGGGAATGGCTGACGAAGAAGGGTTGCTCCAAATTGCAGACGGGACTAAAACTCTTATTACAAGCGACGGGATAACTCCTGCGACAAATGGATTTACTTTTGGGCTTAATACAACAATTCACATCACAGGCAAACAATATAGTATGATAGCGTTAGGTTAATGTTATAAAATACATATATGTTGAAAGGGAGCGTTTAGAGAAAAAAACTCTTCAGAATGCTCCCATAAAACATATAAAAAATAATGAATTTCGCAAACACAATAGCTGAATTTGTAAAAGAGAAGTTATTTAGTCCTGAATTTGTTGCCAGAACTTCTGGTCGCATATTTTGGGTTAAAGCGCAATCAGCGGGAGATTATACAACTTTTGTTGCCGAACATCCTGCTTATAGCGACGGCGTTCCTGCGGTTTATACCACAATTGACGCCGCAATCAATGCTTGCACCGCAGGCGAAGGAGATATAATTAAAGTATGCGCTGGGCATACTGAAACTATTTCAGACGCAACTTCAATAAACCTTGATGTTGCTGGTATTACTATTATTGGTTTAGGAGCAGGCAATAAAAGACCGACAATAACACTTGACACGGCAACTACTACAACTATTCCTGTTTCCGCCGCTGATATTAAGATTGAAAATATAATTTTCACAGCAAATTACGCAGATATTGTTTCAGTGTTTACTTTAACAACCGCTAATAATTTTATTCTTGAAAATTGTTACATTAAAGCAACGGCAACAAATATGAATTTCAAGTATGTTGTTGACACTAATACTACCACTTCTGACGCTGACGGATTGACTATTAAGAATTGCAAATGGATAGAGCCAGACACTGCGACACTTTCAATGATAAAAATGGACGGAGATAATTATGATGTTAAGATTAAAGATAATTTTGTTCATATTGGCGTAAATAACAATAAACCAGCTTTAATGGTAATTGCTGACGGCAAAAGCGTATTTAACGCTCAAATCACTGGCAATAGAGTATTTAGATTAAACACTGATACTTCCACAGGCGCTATCTTAGTTCATACAAACCAAAGCGATAATTCAGGAATTATAGCAAATAATTTTGCTCAACACGCAGATACCGCAAGTGAATTATTAGTTACAGCCAGTTCAGGCTTTGGGTTTTTTGAGAACTATGCTTCGGGTGTAGCTGGAGCTTCTGGATATTTACTTCCTGCCGCAGACGCATAAAAATCTCTTTATAAATTTATTCTGCTCTTTTTCAATAAATATAACAGAGGGCAGAAATAAGTTTTTAAAGGTCGCTATATATTGTGTGTAGTAGCAATAGTAAAAAGTAATATTATAATAATTAAAAATAAATTATTATGGCAAATATAGAAACAAATAGAGATTTAACAGGCGAATTAAAACCAAGAGACGCTGTTATTTACGATGTAAAAGTTCGTGGATATGACACTTCTTTTTGGAAAACTATTTCTGGCGCTCCGTCAGTAGAAAGTAATAAATTAAGAATTAACGCAGCAGAGATTTCATCATATTATCAATTCCTGTTTGGGATTTTTAATTTTGCGGTTAATATTCCGACAACTCCGTCAGCGGGAGAGGCAAAAAAGATAGGGCTTATTAACCCTTCATCGCCCACATTAGGTTCAATGTATTTTGAAATAGCAGGTGAAGTTTTTAAGGCTGTTTCTTATGATGATGACGGAAACGCTGAAACAACTACTTTAACTTGGAGCGGAGAAGGTTCAGAACAAATTTTTAGTATTCAATGGGAACGAAACTTTATTATTTTTTCTCTTGATGGCGCGGTAGTCGCAACTCACAAAACAAGAGTAGGTAAAATTATACAAATGCTTAATTTAACTAACGAAGACGCTGATAATGTTGATGTTGGTTATGTGTTAGTTAAAGAAACAGCAAAAATGATATAATGAAAAATTTAAAGTTAATAACAATAATTGTAGGCATACTGCTTATAGTTTTCTCAATGAGCGTTTCAGCGGGAATGTCAAGTCCAAGCGGAGGAAAAAGTCCTTCAACTCCGTCAGCGTTTTGTAAAGTGGATAGCGATACTTGGGCTTTATGTAATACTTCTGATACATTAGGCGACGCTTCTAACCCTATAAACAATATAAATACTGATGATTTGACAATCAATAATACTTTTACTCTCGGCGGAACAGTCGCTACTGGCGGAATTGATATGGACGGAGAAATAATAACCAACATCGGGGACGCTGGAACTGATTTTACCGCAACAGGCGGATTAACTTTGGCAGATGTTTTTTCAATTCCAAACAATATTTGGATACGAGCAAGAAACTATGCTGATAGCGATTATATAAATATGTTCAAAGTCAATGTTGATGACGAAATAGAAGCAGGAGCAAGTTTGCTTACTGGCTCAATAGAATTTAACGAGGATAGCGGAGCGGTTTCAGCAATGGATATGCCTGTAAGCGATACACCAGCGCAAGGAACAGAACAAAGTTATGCTTTTAAGTTAGACGGAAATAATATTTTTCAAGTTTACGCAGAAGCTGATAATGCGGGCGGCATTCAAAATTCAGCAGTTAAAGTTTCTAAAAAATTGGCATTAGATATTGACGCGCGAACAATAGCAGACAGCGGAGACGGCAACCCCGCAACACTTACATTAGAGCCAACAGGTTCTTTTGTTAGAATAACTTGTAATGACGCTGATACTTGCGATATAACAATGAGCGAAACAAACGCCATAGACGGACAAATAGTTAAAATAACAAATATATCCGCTAATGTAGTGGATTTCGCAGACACAGCGGGAGTGTCAGAACTTGCAGGGGCTTTTGCGGCTGGGCAATATGACACTATTGAGATGATTTATTCATCAGACCGTTGGATTGAAATTAGTAGATCTAATAATTAATAACTATTATGAACAAAAAACTAATTATAGCAATAATAACTCCTTTACTCTTTTTAGGAGCGTATTATTATTCTAACGCTGCTATTGTAAAAGTTGACGAAACAAAACCAGCGATAAAGATTAGTTCGCTCCAAAAAGGGCTTGTCGGGCATTGGACATTGGATAAAGAAAGTCTTCAATCTGCCACTACTTTTGCGGATAAAACTCCGTATGAGAATGTGGGGACTAAAAAGGGAAGTATTTTAAAGTTTGACGGCACAGATGATTATGTTGATTGCGGGAATGATGAGAGTTTGAATATTACTGATGAGATTACGATTAGCGCGTGGGTGAAAATTCCTTCTACTACAACATTTGAACAGGAAATATGTGGAAAATGGGGGGTGAATGGAGGCACTGCAAATTATGGAGCTTATGTTATTGGATTGAAAAGCACAAACCAATTATTTTTCAAGATAGATGATGTTATAAATGGTAGTGGGATTTGGGAAAGTGCATCATTCCCAGTAGATAATTGGCAGCACGTAGCAGCAACTTTCAATGGTTCAAATGCCTATTTATACAGAAATGCTTCACAAGTAGCAAGTTGGAGTGGTTCTGGCGTTATTCCAACTTCGGGAAATAATGTTATAATAGGGAATATTGCTGGTTTTTCCCTTTTTTTCAACGGTGCGATAGACGAAGTCAGGATTTATAATCGGGCTTTGTCTGCAGCGGAAATCACAACTCTATATCAAGGCGGAACAGTTAGCGAAACGGGTTTAGTCGCGCATTACAAGATGAAAGATAAGTCAGGCGCAACTCTAACAGATGAAACAGGAGTAAATAATGGAACTTTAACAAATTTTGTAGATACAACAGCGGGTTATGGAGATACACACGATAGCGGTTGGGCAACATTAAACACACCAAATGTATTTAACCTTGACAGAATGGGACAGGTAAACAGGGCGATGAGTTTTGACGGGGTTGATGATTATGTTGATTGCGGGAATGATGAGAGTTTGAATATTACTGATGAGATTACGGTTAGCGTGTGGGTGAAAAGTCCTGTTGCTCATGATGGCAGGATTGTATATAAGTATGAAGCGGGGCAAGGTTATTATTTAACAATTAGCCCAACAACAGGAGTGGCCAGGGGTGTTGTCTTTGGAGATACTACAGTAGAGATTACAGGAACTACAAATTTAGCCGACTCAAACTGGCATCACGTTGTTTTTACCAGAAAAATTGGGGGTAATTTAAATTTATATGTGGATGGTGTTTCAGATGTTGCACCTGTGTCAAGTCCAACTGGAACTTTAGAAAATGAGGCTACCCTATACATTGGACAAGATGTAGCTTATGCTCATCATTTCAACGGCGCAATAGACGAAGTCAGGATTTATAACCGCGCGTTGAGCGAGGAAGAGATAACTTCATTGTATGAGAGTTATAGACCGAAAATAATAATAAGCGATTAACTATGGAAAAAACTAGAACAATAAAAATGATAGGAATAACAATACTTCTTGCCACTGCTGGAATGACAGGGGAATATTATTTGAACCCAGATATTGATTTAATGGGTCAAAAATACACAGGATATGAATACGAGCAAATAAAAACGCAAATAGGAGAATTAGCCAGTAAAAACGATGAAAACAATACTATATCTTATGAGCAAATGAAATTATATATTGAGGTATTAAATAAAGAAAAAAATAAATGTAATAATAAGATATTTCCTTTTACTAATGCTAAAAAAATCTTAAAGGATTATAACGAAAAAGGGTGTCCTAAATAAATATGACAGGCGCTTCAATAACAAGTTACATAAGGAGATTAACTCGCACTAATTCAACCACTTATACTGACGCTGATTTATTAGCGGATATTAATCTGTTCAAAAATGAAATAGCGTCTCATATTCAGCAAGTAAGACCAACTATTTGGAATATGCCCGCCTTAGATGATTTGGTAGCTGACCAAAGAGAATACGCTTTTCCAAGCGATGTTCTTAATCATATTGTTTCCTTAGAATTGAAATTTACAGCTTCTGGGGATTATGTTTTAGCTAAACCTATTGCTAGAAAACATTATAACGATGTTTTACAAGAAAGTGTAATTGTAAGCAATTTTGATAATCAAAATCCAAGATATTTTATTCGCAGAAAAGCCCTTTACATTCTCTCTGGAACTATTGTAGCGGTTACAAATGGTATAAAACTTGTTTATGACGCTTTTCCCGCTGATTTAGATAATTTGACAGGCACAGAAGATTTATCTATTGACCCGACAACAACTTCTCACGGCTTTCCTCGTGAATTTCACGAATTATTGGCGAGACGAGTGAGTATAAATTATAAAAACATAAATAATATAGCATTAAATAGACAAGATTTAACTTATGATATTGATTTAGAAAAAGCGTTAAATAATTTTTCAACAGCGAACTTAGATGAAAGTATTATTGGAACATTGCCGCCAAGCGATAGCGACAATGGTTTTAATTTATAATGGCAAATGAACCCATATCAAATTTAAAAGAACTAACAGAAGCAGTTTCGGCTGATGAATTTGTTGTTGTTGACGATAGCAATTCTGAAACTAAAAAAATAACTTTTGCTAATTTAGTGGGCGGAGCAACTAAGTCAGAACTTGCTTTTATGAGCGGGGTTACTTCTGCTGTTCAGACGCAGTTAGACAGCAAGGCTGATGTAGGGCAAACATTTTATATTGGAACAACGCAAGTAGCGATAAACAGGGCTTCTAATCCTCTTACATTGGCTGGTATTACGCTTACAGACTTGACTATGGAAGGAAATATAGTAATGGGCGATAATTTAACTTTTACAACTGGAACTAGTGCTACATTAAATAGTGTTGACGCTCAAATTATAGTTGCTCGTAATGTAAATGATGATATTACAGGAAATGGACACGCTTTTTCTGATAGTTCTGACATAACAAGAGCAGGAACTATTGGATATAATTCTTTTGACGCTCGTATAGATTTTGAAGGCACAAACAATTATAACCATTATGCTGGTTTTCAAGTAGCACCTACTTATAATTCAACTGGAACTATGACTAATAATTATGGCTTAGTTTCTAATTTAGCAATCAATAGTGGGACTATAACTAATTCTTATGGAGTTAAAATTTTTAATCCAACAGGAGCAGGCACACTTATTAATAATTATGGTTTATATATTGCTTCATTAAATAAAGGGACTACTTCAAATTATGCTATTTATACAGAAACTGGAACAATTCATTTTGGTGATAATATAGAATTTGACACAACAGCAAGAACTATTGCGGGGATAGCGAATGGGAATTTAGTTGATAAAAGCGCTTCTAATATATTTACTAATACTTCTGGACAAAAATTTAAATATGATGATAATATTTTTACAGATATAAATTTTTTTATAAGAAGTTATAGATATAACGATACTGCTTATTTTTATCAAAGTTTTTATAGAGCAAGAGGAAGTTATGCCTCTCCAACTGCTGTTGCTTCTGCTGATATAATAGGAACAATCAATTTTTTTGGATATGTTGGAGCAGTTGATAAATTTAAAGCTAGCACTCAAATAATATCTGAAATAGATGGAGCAGTAGCTGATAATCCTTATACAATTCCAGGACGATTAATATTTAAAACAACTGGAACTGACACAGATGCTACTCCCTCCGAACGAATGAGAATAGATAGTGCGGGCTATGTTAATATAGCAAACGGAGCAACTATTGGCTCAACCACTTATACAGCAAATTCTCTTTTAGACGATGCTACACACGGTGATGGTTCAACAACAATGTATATAGGAAACAGCACCATAGATGTAACTGCTCCGTCTGACATAGCAACTAAAAAAGACATAAAAGACACAAAGTATTCTTTAAATGATTTAATGAAAATTAAGGTTATTGATTTTAAATACAAAAATGAGTTTGAAAAAGAGGATATACAACACTCTGGAATGATAGCGCAAGACTTAGAGAAAATTTATCCAGAGGCAGTTACGAAAAGGAGTGATGGATATTTGGCAATTAATTATAAAACATTGACGCCGCTTTTAATTAAAAGCGTTCAAGAACTTTTAGGAAAAATAGAATTATTAGAAAAAAATAATAAATAAAGGTCGTTGTTATGTAGAATAGTATTATATTAAAAATAAAATTATTATGAAAAATTTAGTATTAAAATTAAAAAAAGAATATTCAAGAGATAAAAACGGCAAAATTGTATATTTAGGGGAAAATGAATTATTATGTCCGCATTGTAAAGGCATTGTTAAAGAAAAACTAAAAGAAAAAGAAGCAGTGTATAGACAACATGACTCGCAAGCGCTTTTACAGCTTTCTAATTTATATGACAGCAAAAAACATACTTTCAAAGATTATAAGAAATTTATGAGGTTAAGAGATAAAATAGAAGAGGCTTGGATAACAGATAAAAATAAATTAGAAATGTCTTTGGACGAAGCAACAGTTTTAAAAAGTTTCTTAGAGGAACTTTTTGACAAAGATAATAAAGAAAAACAAACAATTAGCGTGTTTATAGGTCGTTCAATTATTTCAATTTTAGAGCAATTAGAATAATGTCTTTTACGCCGCAAGAAAAAATTTTAACTTCTTCGTATCTTTTAAAAGAAGACGAATATTTTCTTTTGAAAGAAGACGGATATAGAATTATTATATTAGGAACAGAATGGAGCAACGAAAGTAAACCCTCAACTTCTTTTTCTAAAATAGCAAAATGAAACCTATTTTCAACGGACAATTCGGCGGATTAAGCAACTCCAAATGGAGTGGGCTTGCAGGTAGTTTTTATAGGCTTGTTGGCTTAGATTTTCATTCAACTCCAGGAATTATTAAGGTTAGACAGAAATTAGAAAAAGATAGCGGGACAACAGTAACAGATCTTTGCAGAGTTAGCATTGTCGCTTCAAGCGGGGAAACATTTTGGTTTTCTTATACAAGTGGAAAAATATGGCGTAGAGCGACAGACGGAACTTGGTTGTTAGTTTATACCACAACTCCCGCGGCAGGTGGCGCAGGTTGTCTTGGAGCAATGGAACACGACGGATATATCTATTGGGCGACAGAAAGTCGTATTCATAGAATACCTATTGAAAATATAGCAACTGCTCAAAATTGGACTGATAACGCAGTAGAGGACTGGGGAACATTTACAAACACAGACGCAAATTTTCACCCTATGGTTAAGCAAGGAACTTCTTTATTTATAGGAGACGCGCATTATGTAGCTAAAATCTCTGGCGCAACTGGTTCTCATACTTTTACAGCAAATGCTTTGGATATACGACAGCCTCATAGAATTAAAACAATAACTACTTATGGAATAGATATTTTGCTTGGCACTTTTATACACGCAAATGTAAATAGATGTGATGTTATTCGTTGGGATACTGTAAGCGAAAGTTGGAGCGTTATTGATACAGTAGAGGAAAACGGAATAAACGCTTTTATTAAAGATGGTAATAATACTTATGCTCAAGCAGGCAGAGAAGGTAGAATTTATTATTATAATGGGTCTTTTTTAGAGCCTGCGTTAAGACTGCCCGGAGATTGGAAGCCAACAAAAACAGCTGAAATATACCCTAATGCTGTTACTACTCATTTAACTATTCCAGTGTTTGGGGTGTCTAATATTGCGGGCAATCCTATTTTACAAGGAGTTTATAGCTTTGGTTCTTATGATAAAAATTATCTTAAAACAATGGATTTATCTTATCCTGTATCGGGTGGGCTTGAAAACATTGAAATTGGCTCTGTATTAACAGTAGGAGCGGATTTATTTGTTAGCTGGAAGTCTGCGTCAGCGCAAGGCGTTGATAAATTAAATTGGTCTAAAAAATATCCGTCTGCTTATTTAGAAACTGGAATATTAACTCCGCCAGATAAAAGAAATTATTTTAAAAATGTTTTAGAGATTATAGCAAACTACGCAAAAATATTGCCAGCAGACTGCGGAATATCTTTTAAGTATAAGAAAAAATATGAAACATCTTTTAGTAACGCTTTAACTTCTATTACTGATACAGAATTGGTGCAGGAAAAAGTAAAAGAAACTATACCGAAAATTGCTTCTTTACAATTAAAAATAGAATTTACTGTTAAAGACAATAATGCTTGTGAAATTGAAAGCATATTTTATGAGTAAATATGATTTATATAGAGAACAAACCATTTTCATTATCTCCTATACCAACTTCAATAATATCTGATGTAGGCTTGAATTTAAAACCAGAAGAACAAGGGCAAATTAAAGCAGTAAATGATTTTACTTTAATAAGAGATCAATTAGCAAACCTTGGAATAAAAGCGGAATATAGGGCTATTCAGTCAGATAATTTTGTCAGCGGTTCTGCTGGCTGGAAATTAGGGGCAGACGGAATAATATCAGCAACAGGTATTCAGCTCACAGGGGGAATTATAGACGGCGCTTCAACAATAGGCGGGCGGTTAGCGTCAACTCTCGCTTCCGCAATAGATGGTTCTGGGCATTTTATAGACACAAGGTTAAATACCTCGTCAAAACAGATATTAGGTGATTTTACTTTTGGAGAATCAGGGGCAATTAAAATGATAACAGACGCTGATAATGGAGTATGGATTTCTCCCACAGGGATATTAGGGAAAAAAGCGGGAGTAAACACTTTTACGATAGGAATTGACGGAGATGCTGTATATTCAGGAAATGTAGCGATAAATCAATTAACTGCTGGAACAATGACTTCAAAAGCGTTTATTTTAGCGGTTGCCGCAGGAACAGGGGATAGTTATATAGCAGGTGGCAATAATTTAGATTTAGAAAATTGGAGAGGTGGAGACGCAAACGGCGGAGCGTTTATTTTAGGATTAGATGACAGCGCAACGAATGACCCAGCTAAATTATTTATAGGGAATTATAGCGCTTCTAAATATTTTTCTTATAATGGTTCAGATTTAGTAATGAAAGGCGGAGCAATAACAGGGGGAACAATACAAACAGCAAGTTCAGGAAAACGAATAAGATTATTATCAACTAGTGGTTCAACTCCTACTCAATCAGCAAATTCTATTGGTTTAATTGATAGTTCAAATAATTTAATATGGAGCGCGGGAAGTGAAGAGAGTATAATACAAAAAATACTTCCAAGAAGCGCTGAAGATATGGGGTTAACAATTGAAAGTTTACCCTCTCTTGATTATACAGCAGGAAGTTTAGTCCAATTTGTTGTAAATACTGACGGAGCAAGTTCAGCAAGAACTCTTTATGTAGAAGGAAACGGAACAGGAATAACACAGGAAATAATGGGAGTGGGTGGAATAGCTTTACTGATTACAAAACACGTTAATGGAGTAACAACAACAGCTCTCCAAATAGATCAAGCGACAAATGCTTGTGTGTTAGATATAAATAAAACAGCAACAGGTATAGGCACAGTTATAGATATTACTAATGCTGGGACTGGTAAAAGTTTATACATAAATCAAACTGAAACAACTAATGCTTCATCGTGCGTAGATATAACAGATGCTGGAACAGGATCATCATTACAAATTGTAAGAACTAGTGGCACTGCTTCTTTGCCAATGCTTTTATTCTCTAATAATGGTGGGGGACGAGTAGTAGAATTTACTCAAGATTCAGCAAGTAGTAGTGTTGATTTAATGTATCTTACACATGACGGTTCAGGACGATATATAAATTGTGATAATGGAGCATATCTTTCAAATGGTGGAACGTGGACAGACGCTTGTAGTAAAACATTAAAAACAGATTTTCAAACTCCAAATTTAAAAAACATTGTTGAGAAAATTAAAAAATTAAATATTTTGAATTATGTTTATAAAACAGACAAAAAACATAAAAAAAATATTAGACATTTAACTCCTATGGCAGAAGACGCTTATAAACTATTTGGGTTGGGAGACAATAAAGGATTATCCGCCAATGATATGGCAGGATTAGCATTATTAGGAGTTCAATTTTTATTATCTAAACAAAAATAATTATGGCAAAAAAATACATAACAGGAATGCCAAAAAATCAAGCTCAAATGATTGAATGGCGAAAAAAGTATAAATTTGACCCAAAACACAAAACAGCTTCACAGCCGACGGGTTCTTGGTATAAAGAAGTTTCTACTCCTACACAAAATATTGTAAAACCAACTACATATACGGGCGTTTCTATTGTTGATTACTTAAAATCAATAGGACAAGCCAGCGATTATTTAACCAGAGCTAAACTTGCTAAACAATATGGTATTTCAGGATATAAAGGAACAGCTCAACAGAATACTCAATTACTTAATTTATTGCGTAAAAAGACACAACAAACATCACCTACTACTACTAAAACAGCCAAACAAAGCGATAAAGCCAAACAAAGCGATAAAACAGCCATAACAAATAATGTTATTACTCCTAAATTTCGTGATACTCGCATAAACTCTCAAACTAAACAAAACAATAAAACATTTGTTAAAATTACGCCTTCAACAAAACAAGTAAATATTGGTTCAGTAAATGCTCCTTTAATGGTTCCAGAAGGAAGCCCTGCTCATATAAATTGGCAAAAAGCGCAAACAGAAACTATAACTACAAATACAAAAGAAACTTCAAAAGATATAGTAGCGAACCAAATTGATTTACAGCAACAACAGCAACAACAGCAAGAAATTGCCGATGAAGTAAACAAAACAGCTCAAGATATTTTTGATAATTTGCCAGTCAAAGATGATGTTAGTATGCGAAATTCAGCAAAACTTTTAAAAGATATTCAAGACAAACTTGAAACAGAAAAAGAAGAAGAAACAACAAAACCTCTTTCATTGCAAGAGTTATTTCAGGAAGAAAAAGCTAAACTTGGCATAGAACCATTAGAAGCCAAATTAGCAGATATAGACGCTAATATAGAAAGAATAAAAACTCAATTGATGGTTCAAGCAGAAGAAGCAGGAGAAAAGTTGATTTCTATGACAGAAATAGGGAGAGAAAAAGGAGCATTACAAAAAAGAGCAGATAGAGAAATTGCTTTATTGAATATAGAAAGAAACGCAGTTGCCAGACAATTAAATAATAAACTTGACACTCTTAATATAATAATGGATTTAACCAATAAAGATTTTCAAAATACTTCGGCATATTATGAAAAAGAATTTACTAAAAATGTTCAACTTTATAATCTTTTAAGCAAAGCAGAAGAAAAAGAACAAACATATGTTGAAAAGTTAAAAAATGATAGCAGAGCAAATATCAACACCATATTAAAATCATTTCAAGATAATAATATTGATTATAATACTTTAAATGATGTTCAAGTATTGAAAATAAAACAACTTGAATTACAAGCAGGTTTGCCAGAGGGTTATATCCAATCTATTATGGAAAACGCTAAAAATGACAAGCAAATAAAAACAACAATGTATTCAGATGACAAAACGCAAGTATCTATTATTTATGATGATGGAACCATAGAAACATTTGATACAGGATTAACGCCAGAAGTAAAAGAACCCACAAAACCCTCTACTATAAAAGAATATGAATATGCCCAACAGCAAGGATATACTGGGAGTTTTGAAGATTGGAAAGCAAAGCAACAAACAAAAAAACCCACAAAACCAACGTCATTTAGAGAATGGGAGCTTGCGGGCGGAGAAGAAGGCACAGGCAAGAGTTATGCTGAATGGTTAGATGAAACAGAAAAGGAAGATAATAAAATTTTATCAGTATCAGAAGCTGAAAAATTAGGTGTTCCTTATGGAACTACAAAAAAAGAGGCAATAACAATAATTGAAAAAGAAGCTGAAACAATAGAATGGAATAAAGAAACTGTTTTAGAATTAAAAAAAATGGGTATAAATGATGATGAAATTTTAGCGGCAGCAAAAGAAGATGGAAAAGAAAAAGAAGTAAAAGAAATTTTAGAAATAGAATATGGAACAGGAGAAGGATTGCTTGGTAAAATATCTGATACTGCTTATTCTCTTTATAAAAAAGGATTAAGTTGGTTAAAATAATATGTCAGCATTACAACAATTATTATTAAAGCATAAAAAAAAAGAATTATCTAAAACTGGTAAAGTATTAAAAGAATATGGTTATTCAGTAGAAGAAAAACCTAAAAAAACTACTTTATCTAAAATTTTAGATGTTTTAAGAACTGGTGAATATGCTATGGGTGGTTTTTTATCTGGTAAAGGAATTACAGAAGGAATAAAACAAAAAATAAGTCCTTCTACGGTTTTAGGAGTAAAAAGCAAAATTGGAAAATTAGCAGTTGATATTTTATTAGATCCAACAACTTATTTAACTTTTGGAACAGGTGGGGGAGCAAAAATAATAACAAAAACAGGTATGCAAGTTGTTTTGAATAAAGCAGGAACTAAATTATTAAAAAATGCAATTAAAAAAGTAGGGGAAAAATCAGCAAGAAAATCAATGGCTAAAATTATAGCAAAAGGAGGAACAAAAGCAGAAACAAAATATTTATCTAAAACTGGCTTAAAGTTTGCTGGTAAAGAAATTGTCCCACGAATTCTTTTTACAAAAGGTGGCAAAGGACTTGATAAACTTATCGGAAAAATTCCAATAATGGAAAAAGGTTATAAAGTAGCAAAAGAAACAACAACTAAAATGTTTAAACCATTTACTGAAATTGAAAAATTACCAGTTCAATTAGGTGGAAAAGGTACTTATGTTAAAGGAACTTTTATGCCTTTTATAAAAAAAACAAGAGCTGAAATAACAAAAGCTGTTGAGCCAGTTATTAAAACAGGAAAAATTGCTTCAAAAGCAGTTGCTCCAAAATGGTATCAAATAAGTTTTAAAAAGCCAAAAGTAGGTGAAGAGATAGCAGAAGCTATTGAAAAAGGAGTTTCTGGAAGTAAAGTAGTTAATGATATAGCCCAATGGATGAAAGCAGAACATAAAGCAATGATAACAGCGGAAAAAACAAGAGGAATTGCTAAAACAGAATTACCAAATTATTTAAGACATTTTTTAACCGATAAAGGTAGAGAGTTTTTAGATACTGGAAAAAGCTTATATGCTGAATTATCTAAACCATTAAGAGTAAAACTGGGAGCGGCTAAACCGAGAAAACTTGCTGGAACTATTAAAGAAATAAATAAAGCAATGAAAAATAAAGTTGGCGGAAACTTTTTTGAACCAGATGCTTTTAAGGCATTCGCTCAAAGAAAAGTAGAGCATATTAAAGCAATAAATACTTATGATTTTCTAAAAGATACAGCAAGTAAATTTGGACGTCCAGCTGAATATATTACAAAAAAAACTCTTATAGGAGAAGAAAAGATTTTGAAAAAGACAATAATAGACGGTGTTGAATTTATAGAAAGTACAGCACCACAATTAAAAGGATTAGTATTTCCAAAACCTATTGCTAGACATATAGATGAAACTTCTCAATTTTTAAAAAGTGATGAAGTAGCAAATGTTTTTTTAAAAATGTATGATAAACTTCTTGCTTTTTGGAAAGGAACAGTTACAGGATATTTTCCAGCATTTCATACTCGTAATTTTATAGGCGGAGTATTTAATAATTGGTTAGCTGGTTTAAAAAATCCATTAAGATATAAACAAGCAGAAAGTATTTTAAGAGGCAAAGATAAAATATTTACAACAAAAATAGGAACTAAATATACATCTAAACAAATTATAAATTTAGCAGAAAAAAATGGAGTAATGGGACAAACAGGTATGATGGATGTTATGCGACAAGTTGAAAAAGAAATCGGACAAACTAAATTAAGAAAGTTAATTGATTATCCTCGTTTTTTAATGGAAATAGTTGAAAATAGATTAAGAATGCCATTGTTTTTAGACAGGTTAATAAAAGGTGATACTCCACAAGAAGCAACAGCTTGGGTTTTTAAATTTCATTTTGATTATACACCAGAAGCATTAACGGCTTTTGAAAGAAATTGGATGAGAAGATTAATTCCTTTTTATAGATGGACACGAGGAAATATACCTTTACAAATAGAACAAATGATAAAACAACCAGCAAAATATGCTTCACTTGAAAAAATAAGACAAGCAATAAATGGAAAAACAGGACAAGAGGAATTCCAATATCTTCCTGAATGGATGAAAGAACAATTTACTATGAAAATAGGAGAACAAGCTGGTCATTCTTTATGGCTTCAATTAGATTTACCAATGGAAGATATAACAAAATTACCTATCAATAAAAGTGGGTTAAGAGAATTTGTAAGTATGCTTTCACCATTTTTAAAATTTCCTATTGAAAGATATACAAATCAAACATTATATTTTGGAGGAGAAATTTATAATCCAGAATTGCCAAGAGATATGCAGACTACTAAAACAATAGAACAATTAAAACATCTTCCAGAACCAATTAAAAAGTTTTTGAATTTTAAAAAAGTTAAATATAGAGATTATGCGGCAGAAAAAAAACTTGGAACTGGCAAAAAAGTATTTAAAACTCGTTATGAAATGGATGCAAGAAAATTACATACAATAAGAACAGCAATAGGAAGATTTTATATGACTGTTGGACAAGCATTTGATCCTGAAACTGCTAATTGGATTAAAACAATGAGATTATTAGGTGGTGTTCCTGTAAGACCTATTGATATTGAAGAAGAAAAAGAATGGAGAAAATGGGAAAAAGGAAAAAAAGAACAAGAAACATTGCAATATTTAAAAAAACATAAAAAGATACCTTATACTAATGAAAAAAAATCTACTTCCGCATTACAAAAACTTTTAGAAAAAAGATAATAAAATTTCCCAAATTAAAAATAAAATAACATATCCAACAATTCCAATAATTCCAAACATCCATATAGCACATATTATTTGAATAATAACATTTTCATTTTTATCAAAAATATTATTAAAAGATGTTGGATTATATTCAAAATCATTATATTTTTCTTTTAGATATTTTGTTAATTTCATAATAATTTAATTAAATAATAAATTAAAAATTTTCTAATAATAATATAATATTATCAAGGTTTAATTTGAAATATCTTTTACGAGGGACACCTGCAATTTTCATTTCAAAAACTTTTTTCTTTTTACACATTTTAATTGCTATATCTTGTTCCCACCTACTTAATGCCGTTTCTTTTTCAACTTCTTTTATTGTTTTATAAACCCAATCAGGATTATGTCCTTTTTTGTGCCAATAAAGTAGTTGAGATAAGAAAATACTTGCTTTAACACTTCCTAACGCTCTTGCTAAATCTGGATTATATAAAATAGGTTTTGTTCCTAATACTTGAATAATTAAATTTTGATATTTATTTTTCATAATGATATAATAGTGATGTGGTTTTTCCGCACACTGAAATGTGGTTTTTCCGCACACTATTCAGAGAATACTACAAAGAATAATTCTTACAGAATTGGATTGCTAATAAAAAACTTCCCACTTAAATGTAGTGAGAAGTGGGAAGTTTTTTATTAGCAATCCTCACTACAAGATTATTAATATTAATTATTTTCATATTAGTAAATTAAAATTATTTGTCAAGAGTGCAAAATGTGGAAAAATTTAAATAATTATATAAACTTAAAAGAATATAAAGAAATACTATTAGAGAAAACAAAAAAAAATCAACGAAATAAATATTCAAGAAGTAAAAGTGGAAAATATAATATAAATGGCGAAAAAATATTTTTTAGAAGTGTATGGGAGGCAAATTATGCTTTATACTTAGATTTTTTAGTAAAACATAAAAAAATAAAAAAATGGGAATACGAGCCAAAAACATTTTGGTTTAAAAAAATTAAAAGAGGAGTTAGAAGTTATATGCCTGATTTCAAAATTACTAATAATGATAAAAGTGTTTCATATCACGAAGTAAAAGGGTGGATGGATAATAAAAGCAAGACAAAACTTAATAGAATGAGAATTTATTATCCGAATGTTAAAATAGTTTTAATTGATAAAAATAGTTATAAAGATATTTTGAAAAAGTTAAAAGGCATAATAAATTTTTATTATTAGTATTCAGAAATTAAAAATAATAGAGAATGATAAGTAAATAACTAAAAGAACAAAAGAAATAATTTATCAAGCAAAACAACCAAAAATAAAATTCAAAATAATTTTTTAACATAATAATATTTATTATTAGTATTCTTTATAATGATGTCGTAAAAACATTATAATTATTACATATAATAAATATGTCAAAAATTTATGAACGGAGATAGTCAAAAAATCGTTGAGCTTTTATCTCAAAAAATTGACGATTTAAGAAAACAACTTAATCAACGAATGGACGATTTAATTTTAACATCTAATCAACGAATAGATGAGGCAAAAAACCTTATTGACAACCATTGCGGCAGAATTAGGAAAAATACAAATACATTAGAGGTGATAAAAACAGAATTAGAGCCTATTAAAAAATTCTATAACCGAATAACAGATTTTAGCGTTGGGATTATTATTTTTGTAGGTTCAATTATTGGAGGGATTATCTATTTTCTAAAAAATAAATATTAAAACTATATAATTTTGTTGAAAAAAACTTGACATCAAGATAGATTATTTTTTATAATAAAGTATAGTTATTTATATGGCAACATACAAGGAGAAAAAAAATGAGTTGGGAAACATATTTTGGAAAAGAATTTATCGGCGGCGAGACAAGAGACAAACAAATTAAAAAAGCAATAATAGACTATGAACAGATGATGTCAGATGTTTTTTGGCAAAAGCCAAAAATAGAGAAAATAGACCCTATGAGCTATAAAGATAGATAATGACATAAGACAACGAACGACAGAACAAGCCGAATAAGGGGAGAAAGATTGTATTTATCTATAATCCCCTTTTATTTTTTTAACTATTTTTAAGAGCAAAAAGCAGAAAGAATAAAATGTTATTTCTTTTTTTAATAATTTTATTTTGTTGTATTATTCCATATCCTTGTCAAATTGATATTATTAACATTAGCAATAAAAATAAAATTGGTGATTATATTATTGCGCAAAATAATAGTTTAATTGGAACTTCACAAATTTTACATTACGAAAAAGGAATAAAAATTATTAGAGTTGTCACAGCTTATTCGTCAACCGAAGATCAATGTGATAGCACTCCATTTATAACAGCTAACAATGAAAAAGTCAGAGACGGAATTGTGGCAAGCAATGAATTTGAATTTGGACAAAAGATAATGATAGATAATAAAATTTATGTTGTTGCTGACAGAATGAATAAAAGATATAAAAACAGAATAGATATTTGGAAATTTGACAGAGCAGAAGCAATTAACTTTGGCAAACAAATTAAAGAAATCACTTTGTTAAAATAAAGGTCGTATAATAATAATTATAATAATTAAAAAATAAATTATTATGACTGATAATACAACAAAAGAACCTATTGTAACAGCAACAGCAGAAACAGCGGCAGAAGAAGACGAAGAAAACGAAGAAAAAAGTGATGATGAGGAAAGGAAATAACAACGAGTAAAAATTAAAAAAAGCTGCCGTGTTCAGCTTTTTTTAATAATAAAATGAAAAATCAAATTAAATGGATTGTAATTCATCATTCTGCCACTCCCCGTGATAAAACTACATTTGAAGGTATTAAAAATTATCATATCAAGGCAAGAAATTTTTCTGATATTGGTTATCATTTTGTTATTGATAATAAGGGGAACACATATAAAGGACGAGAAGAAAATAAATATGGAGCTCATTGCAATAAAAAAGTTAATGGAATATCAATGAATTTTCAAAGTATAGGAATTTGCGTGATTGGAAATTTCACAAAAGAAGAACCAACGAAACGACAAATTAAGTCTTTGGAATATTTAGTAAAAAGAATACAAAAAAAATATAATATTCCAGTAAAAAATATTGTGGGTCATAAAGAAATAAGTTTGACACTTTGTCCCGGCAGTTTAATAAATTGGATTTTGGCTTACAGGAAAGGAAATTGGACTTCACTTAATAAAAAACAACGATTATCAAAAATGATAACAATTTTATCAAAAATAGTAACAATTTACCGAAAATTATTATCACTAAATCGTTATCATTAAATTGTTATTGTTAGATTGTTGTTATCATTGATAAAAAATGAATGAATTTACAAGCACTCTTTTGCCAATAACATTGGCTTTAATGGAGGCAATAAAAACAACTAAACTAATACCAACAAGATTTTTACCTGTTGTTTCAATAGTAATTGGCATTATTTTGGTTTTTATCACAAGAGCAACAGGAACAGAATTTTCAAGCGTTATAATTATTGACGGAATGATAATTGGACTTGGAGCGTCAGGACTTTTTGATTTAGGAAAGAAAACGATTTTGAATAAATAAGGGTTGACAAGGTTTGAGGATTTGATATACTGAAAATGAAATAAAAAAATATTTGAGAATTATTATGGATATAATTAACAAAAAATACCTTGCATAAAATTCACTGGGCTTCCATACTTGCAAGGTATTTGCCCAGTGTTTTTTTATAAAAAAGAATTAAAATAAAACTATGTCAAAAAAAGAAATAAATAAAATTAAGCAAGCAATTCAAGATTTTGAAAATATGGTAGAAAATTTTAATAAAAGAAATGTGATAGAAAAAGTAAAACCCAAATTTGCGATAGGGCAAAAGGTTTTAATTATAGATAATAATAAAGTTCCGTTGTGGTATAATATGCCCATTAAATGTGAAAATATTGAAGATGGTTTTAAAGAAATAGAGATTAAAACAATAATTATTGGCAAAAACCGAGATTTAAACTACCAAGGATGTGCTTGCGAAAAAAAAGAAGAAGAAATAGGAATAGCATACAACAGTCATTGGGATGAGAACTATCCCGAAGACAAAATATGGAATAGTTTATCCGAAGCTGTAAAGGATAATAAAAAAGAATTTGAGAGAGAAAGAAAAGAATATTTAAAACAGATTGAAGAAGAAAAAAAAGAAAAAGCAGAAAGATTAAAAAGAGAACTTGATAACCTCTAACAAGTAAAACTATGAAAAAAGGAAAGGAAAATTTTGGTGATAAAATTAAAAAAATTATAAAGGATGCTGGATATGATTATAAAGTTAGAGTGTTTCCAAAAAAGGACAAAATTAGAAAAAAGGATGGCA